TGACACCGACTTGTCCATCTCGTTCCCTGCGTTACGTATGGCGGTGACGATGCTTCCCGGCATGAGCGCGCACCGTGAAACGCGAGCGGCGGAAGGCTTCCCGTTCGCCCCGGTCCCATCCACCATATCCACATCTGGCACGAACCTTAGATCATCCACGCTCCTTCCGCCCACAACGGACGTGTCATGCCGCATAAGATAGTCGGCATCCACGATATGACCGTACTGCCTTACCTGGCCCTCACACCACGAAGCAAATCTCCTTAACGACCGTTTCCACTCGGAAGGAAGCACATACCCGTACCTTGCACATATCTCCGCTATATGCTTCCTCTCCTTCTCCCATTTTCTCTTCATCTTCCTCTCGTACTCCAGCACCTCACCCTCCACGCTGACACCAGCGACCTGTGCAGCCATAGACTTTGCAGTTAAAGGTACGGGCACACGCTTGATGAATGACGCTTCCGACACGAACACAGCCTTTGTTCCGTCCTCCAGAGGCTCGTCAAGTTTAAGACAGCAGTGACGGTCCCTGAAGCTGACGAGCGTAACCCACCCGAACAGCCGTGTCTGAACCCTCATTCCCTTGTACCAACGTTCCCTGTCGGGCATTGCATCGGACAGGCATACGACACGCCTTGATTCGGGCAACCTAAGTTTAATCTCTATTTCTTCTTCCATATTTTATCTGATTTCACCTGCAAATATAGCGCAAAAAACAATACGAAAACAAATAGTTAAATTAATTAACTGCAAATGTTTACGTGATTAACAAATGCGTGTCAAGAAAGATAGTTTATCTTTCTTTACACAAGATTTTTTACTTTTACGTCCACATTATGATTTGAATAGCAAAAGTAAAAAATGTTGATTGTTGTTATTTTTTATTTTTGTTATAATTTTTCTCATTTTAGTTAAAATGATTTAACTATAATTTTTTATCTACTTATTATTTTCTACGTTAAGAAATGTAAAATTGACTTAATTTAACATAAAATAAAAAATCTCAACACTGATAGTTGCATATGCAACTAATTGATTCGGGAAAATTCGTAAAAAACCTACGAAATTCGTTGTTTTTTCGTAGACTTCGTAAACTCTTCGTTTTTCAACACTTGTCAAAAAACTCGCAAAAATTAGTGGTTAAATGACTGAAAACAAGCTATTTAGTCTTGTAAAAAAAAATTGAATCGTAGATCTTTGAAAATTTACCCTCTATTAATTTGCATATTAAATGTTAAAAGTAATATATATATACAACATATACATACACGTACACCTTACATGCTCTATTACAATACATATACATACACAATACATACATAACACATACACAACAGACACCAAAACTGCATACGTAATTTAGTATAGATACATATCAAAACGACGAAATCAACGAAGAATATTGTAAACCAATAACTTATACTGCAAAAAAAAACATAAAAAATGAAACCACACCTACGAAACACACCGAAAAACCTACGATTTTCGTAACTTTTTATGTAAAGATTTATCCGATCTTGTTGAAAACTACCGAAAATACACCACCAAAACGCAAAATCAGACATCCGAGCAAAATTTGGAGAAAAAAAATTTTCAGAAAAAAATTATCGGGAGCGACACACCCGCAGCGAAGCCTCTACAAAAGGGGGTATGGCACTGATTTACAGTCAATTACGCACTTTTATCTACCACGATTCTCAATGTTTGTAAATAAAAAAGAATTTTTTTCTACGACAATCGAATTTCGAAATCTTTACAAATAAAATATCTTTACAAATGACTTCTACGAAGATTTCGTAATTCCCTCATTATCAGACACTTACAAACAAATTTAACACAAATTAACATTGAAAAATCTTGAAATTAAACATAATATTAGGCTAAAACGTGTCTTGCATGGTCTGATCTATTAATATTATGCAATATTAATTTAAAATATGTATATAAACTGTGTTTATTTTGAAAAAAACGGGCTTAATTTATAATGAATGTTAATGAAATATACAACCTAATCAAAAACGCTGTATGTTTGCAGTGTTGGAAATACAAAGAGATACTTGACGTATTGAAACAGCTTGCCACGGTGAGAGCGTGGTACAGATCCGCAAACCAGGGAATAAGCGGAATATAAACAGCGGTGTTGTTAGCCACGATGCAGAGGTACGGGTATTGCTTGATAATGGAGATAGTAACTTAGTGCGATATGCGATTAACATCCCTAATATAATATAATGTATGTTAGTATAAATCAATTAAATATTACAATTATGGAAAGATACGATTATTTGGAAGCGGTTAAATATGAGAACGTTTTTTGCACAAGTTGAAACACGGTATCGGGCGATTAAAAATTGCCCGTTTACCCCCGCACATGTTGTCAAGGTTTTTGGCGGTTATATGTGTTTTGAAAGTGATAATGATTATAGAGTTTGGAGAAATCAAAAGTAAAAAATAGCAATGAGAACAAATAATAACCTAGTAGATTTTGCGAGCATATCGACATACGTGGCTTCTGAAAGTTTAGTACAGGAGGTAAAAGACAAACATAGTGATATATACCTTAATTTCGCTTACACCGATTATGGTGGATCATTTTTAGACAAGGTTATAATATCTTACTTTAAAAAATATTACCAAGAAAATATAGTACATGAAAAAACGTCCTGGAACGGTGAAAACGCGTTTATTTTTGGGGAACCTGCAAAAGAATTGTACGAGTTAATTATAGCGGGTAATATATTAGATTTTTATTATTTAGGACAATATTATACCGAAACGAAATATAACATAATTGCAGACACGGCGCAACAATATATTAACGATAACGGGCTAGACAATGAGTTGTACGATATTGTTTGTGATTGGTTATCCGAAAACAGCTATCCAGAACCTAATTATTTAGATTATTCAGAAAATGATTTAAACGACTTTTTACAAAAATTAAAATAATAACAGTAAAACAAGCTAAGGATATTGCAACATACGTACATGAAACAGGTAATAGAACTAATTTAAAACGTTCTATTTCTGTATGTCGTTATGCTTATAACGAATATAAGAATATCTTTGACAATTTTGATAATTTTGATAATTTTGATACGTTTTGTTAAAAATATACAGCATGATCGAAACATTAATACTATTAGGTTGCCTGTATCTATCCATACGGGTAACAGACTATGTAGAAAAACAGAAACAATAACAATTTAAAAACGTGACATTATGGAAACAAGAAACGACATACCTAATTTGCTTGCAATGTATATACGCAATACGCGGGAAATATACGATATTACAACATGGCTGCAAAATTGCATAATTAAGAAGGCAAACAAGGGCATACAGCCATCAATAGAACACCTAGCAAATTGCAGCACAATGAAAACTATAATCAGAGAGGCCGCCAAACTGTTATACAAGTACGACGGAATAATACCTACAAAACAGGAAAAACAGGAAACAGCCTATGAACACGCCAAATATATAATACTCCATTCAGAAACACCAATAGAGGGCAAAATAAAGCCCTGTAATGAAAGATATATATTACCATAAAAAACAAAAACATTATGATACAATTTACTATTGACAGTTTTAGCGGCGGTCTATCAGGCCGCCCGTACAACTCAATTAAAGACGCAATACAAGACGGTGGATACTCCGTTTGGTGCAATCAAAAAATTAAAAAAGCGTTTAGTTTTGGAAACGGCACGGAAAAAGATTTTAAAAGATATTGCAAAGACAATAAGTGTAAAATTGTGAGTGAAAACGAATATGATGACTTATAAAACATAATGCAACAATGGAAACACAAGAAATAACTGAAAAATTGAACAAGATTATAAAAAATGAAACGAGTATATTCCAAAGGCCAATAATTCCTAGAGAATGCCCTACATTTGACGAAGAAACGGCAAACTATATTAGGGAACGCCTGGAATTATACCTAAAATCAACGAATTATCTAAATGAATAGTATTATGGAAAAACAAGAATTTATCGAAAAGTACAATTTTGTCAAAGAAAGTGTTATATCTGCAATGGATAAGGCTTTAGAACGTGCCCTAGAGAACGAAGTAATAGACCTAAGTAAATGTGATGGCAATTATTTATTGAAGCGGTTTTAAAGAGAGAATTAAGCGTTCTACTACTTACAGTCGTTCTATAAAACGTAAAGCAACCAAATATAATAACGATTATAGAATATGGCACGATTATGCAGGAGATTACAATGAAAAAACAAAACTTACAAAAAGAATTATATCCTATCCTTGAAAACGAAAGTATTAAGATAGGAACGTTTAAAGCTAGTAGAAGTATTGATACATTGTATTTTATCAAGGAAAATATCAAGTTTTGGAAAAGCTATGACGGGCACAAGTTACCCGAAAAACAGGTTAAACGAGCGTATTATAACGGCACCAGGACGCAAAATATAATCAAACTCTACAGAAGTACGCCCGAATTGATTAAGTTTGTAAGAGAGCACGCAAACGACTATAAAACGTTAAATCTAAAGGACGTACCTAGCTGCATAACTATTGATCGTAGGCGAGATGAACGTTATTTTTCCGTATATATCGAAAAGTTTGGGAACGTGCGTTTTGATGAAGTGTTAAGAGTTTTCCCTTTGCTTCCTAAATCATATTTGAACAAGTAATGAAAGTAATTAGAGTTTTAAAGAGAATATTAACTGATTCAGATATAATAGATCTGTACGGTATGTATTGTGATTTTTATAAAAATATACAATAATTTAGATAGCATTTTACGCAATTTGAGTTGCTGGAAACATTGTAACCGTACCGTTTGAACAAATGAGAGATATACGCAAAGAACTGGGCTGATTTGTTAAGCCTGTCATTTAGGGAATTAAGATAAATAGGATTGCCTGGTATGGAGAACAACGAACAAAGCGATAATGAAAGAAACGGCACCATACGCGGATATTTTGCTTTTAAATCAAAAGGAGAATGACAAACGAATACGGTATTCATTGATCATGTATTTAAATAACCAACTATCCCGGTGTGGAGAACAACAAGCGGATCGCCACCGCTACCGGGAACAAATACTAACTTAAAAACAACAAAAGAATATGAAAGCAAATTATTTCATTCAAATTAACGAAAAAAATCGTAGTATAATGCTTGAGCCATGTAACGTATTCAAGGCTGTAAGATTACTAAACTTCTTTAGTGATGGAATTAACTTACTTAAAGAAACACAAGATGTTACAAGCATAGAACTGTATAAGATTGGCGAACCATTACCGAAAAGAATTTTAATTTAATTTCAATTATGACACATAAAGAAATAGAAAACGAACTTGGCTGGTATGGAGATATTATCAGAGAAAACCCAGATAGATATGCGTATGTTGATTAATAATTTAAGCGATTTGAAATAATGGGAACGAACAATAAACAATCCATCCTGGAAGGTCGTAAATGGGATGTAATAGAGAGTGTTGACGGATATTTTTCCGGGGAAAAGAACGGAGTAATCATACAAGGAACGACAATGAGTGATCTATATGAAAAATGCAAATCTTTTGATATAGCTTCGGTTATGGAGAAAATTAAGACGGGTGACAATCTGAACGACTGGGAAAAACGCTTAATAAAAGTTAATAAAAAGTTGTTGGAAAACCAATAATATATATATTTGTCGTATGAGAAATAAATATGTCACATTTTACAAGGGCTGTACAATAGAGGTCACAGGAGAAAAAGACTTCATGTACCGGATAATAAAAGGTGAACGGATGGTTCTCTTTGTAGATATGTTTTACAGGTCTACAACTGATGCGCTAAAGGGCGCAATGAGGTGGGTGGACAATAATGTTAGAAAGGAGTGAATTTATGCTTTTTGGAATTGTTTTTGCTATGATAATGAAAGCTATATGTGGAAATATGTTGGACGATTGATGATTGTCATTGTATGGCTTATTGTGTTACAGATCTTATCAGAGTGTTAATATCAACTACTCACAAGTCTTTTGTCTGAGGGCTTGAAAATCCCAGATTGATTAGACTAATCGTTAGGAGAGAATATATAGTTACCAAGGGGTGTTTGCTCAAGCTCCTTGCTCTAAGGTCAGTGATTAAACAGTTCTGTGGGGTAGGAACAGTGTTACTGACATATAAAACCTCTCCATAACATTGTCGATGAGCATTTAACGGAGAAATTCGACTTATAGTAAATGGTTTACGTAATTAACAAACAAGGACAAGCACTTATGCCAACTGAAAGGTTTGGTAAGGTGAGAAGGCTGTTAAAAAACAGTCTAGCCCATGTTGTGTGCCGTATTCCGTTCACAATTCAATTGGATTATGACACAACAGATTATACACAGCCCGTAAGTTTGGGTGTAGATGCTGGTAGCAAGCATATCGGCATTTCAGCAACAACAAGTGAAAAAGAATTGTATGCAGCAGATGTGGAATTGAGAAACGATATTGTGGATAAGCTATCTACTCGTAAGGAATTAAGAAGAACTCGTAGGAGTAGGCTTCGTTATCGCAAGGCTCGTTTCAATAACAGGGTATCTTCCAAGCGTAAAGGTTGGCTGGCACCATCTGTTGAAAACAAAATCCAAACTCATTTGACTGTTGTTGAGAAGATACATAAGTTCCTACCAATAACTAATATCGTAGTTGAAACGGCTTCCTTTGATATACAAAAGATTAATAATCCAAGTATATCCGGCAGTGAATACCAACAAGGAGAACAACTTGACTTCTTCAATGTGCGTGAGTATGTGCTATTTAGAGATAATCATACTTGCCAACATTGTAAGGGTAAGAGTAAAGATAAAGTATTGAATGTGCATCACATAGAGAGCAGAAAGACTGGAGGTGATAGCCCAAACAACTTGATTACCCTTTGCGAAATTTGTCATAAGGCATATCATAGAGGTGAGTTTGAATTAAATGTAAAGCGTGGAAAGTCATTTAGAGATTCCGCCTTTATGGGGATTATGCGATGGAGTTTCTATAATAGACTAAAGAATATCTATCCTAATGTAAGTATGACTTTTGGCTATATCACGAAGAATACCCGTATCACTAATAATCTCCCTAAAGAGCATTATGTGGATGCAAGGTGTATCAGTGGTAATCCTGTGGCTAAACCTCTTGGATATTATTTCTATCAGAAGAAGGTGCGTTGTCAAAACAGACAAATACACAAAGCTAATTTCTTGAAAGGTGGCAGAAAGAAACTCAATCAAGCACCATTCTTAGTAAAAGGTTTTAGGTTGTTTGACCTGGTTGAATATCAAAAGGATTTGTATTACATTTTTGGAAGAAGAAGTAATGGCTCCTTTGATATTAGGAAATTGGACGGTACAAAAGTGAATAAAGGTTCTATCAATTGCAAGTATTTGCGGTTGATAGCTACAAGAAAAAGTATATTAATTGAAAAGAGAATGCAAGTAAATTTATGAAGATAAAACGGAATTAATTCAAAACGACTTGGGTTTTAGCCTTATGTGAGCGTGAATCGTAAGACAGGCGCTTTTATAAAAAAGGAGGATATGAATTTACTCGAAGAATGCGTGAGGCGTAGAATTATTGAAATATCAAAATAACGAAAAATAAACAATATCATGGAACAGAAAATAAAGGCTTATAAAGCATTTGATAAGGATTTATCTTGTAGAGGATTTAAGTATGAGGTAGGTAAGGAGTATGAAGAAACAGGCGACATAAAGGCATGTGAAAAAGGTTTTCATGCATGTTCTTATCCTCTGGATGTTTTTGGTTACTATGCGCCAGCCGGGTCAAGGTTTTGTGAGGTTGAGCAGAGTGGTAAAATAGACGATTCAGAAAGTGACAAGGTTTGTTCTTCAAAAATTAGAATAGGTGCTGAGCTTGATATAAGGGGGCTTGTGAAAGCAGCTGTATCTTATGTCAAGGAACGGTGTACTAACGAGTGTAATGCGGAACCGGGAAAACCTGCCACGGCTGGTAATAAAGGTGCTGCCACGGCTGGTGATTATGGTGCT